ATCAACGAATAATTTTTTATTATTTTTATTTCCAACAAAATTTCTTTGTTCACCCTTAAAATCACCTTCATCTACATAAATTAAGAATTTATCTTTAATAATTTCATTATCATCTGTTTCAGGACCTGAAAAAACTGGTTGATTTGGAATACATATGCTTTTATTATTTGATAATATAACATCCGATGTTCTGCCATATCTATCAGAAAGCACAATGCCAACTTGGTAACTTCTATTTGTTTTTAAAGTATGATTAGGATATTCTATTATACTAGTTAGATTTTTATCGTCACTAGATGGTTGAAAATCTAAAGGCGTTCCATTTGAAACATTTACAAATTCAGTTACAGTTATAGAAGTTGGAATTGGAGAACCTGTTATTGTTTGAACAATTATATTATCAGGTGAACCAGACCAAGAAACTTTACTACCAATTTCTATAGTTCCTTTACCTGAATTTAAATTTATTGTTTTACTACCAATAACATCTCCATCTACTACAGCGCTACCATCTCTTAAGTTAAACTCAGATTTCTCTGTAGCAGCTACATTATAATCTAAAGATACTGGAGGAGTATGTCTATTTTGAAAATTAGAATAAACAACCCTATTACTTACAACTTCCTGCGCTAACGACTTTACAGGTACAACGTCATATACTCTAGCTAATTCTTTTTCAGGTATTGTTTTGTATGGTTTTTTACCAACATATATATATTCTAGCACGGTATCAGAACCACTCAACTCAGAAACAGGTACAGATTCTACAACTTTCATTGACAAACCATCTGACTCTTTGTATATAATATCTATTTCTTTTATTTTTAAAGAAGCGGCAACATCATCTTGAGTCATTGGTGTGCCATCTTCAAAAGTTGGTAATGGTATTTGAAGTCCTATAGAGTTAACTTTATTTTCCATAAAAGAAACTATAGTTGAACTCACAGCTTGCTGTTGATCACCTTCTGTTTCAGCTGTATTTAAAAAATAACCATCTTGCTTTGGAATAAAACAAGGTTGAGTGAATGGAGCTATAAGAGAATACTCGTTATCATCAAATTTAAATCTATAAGAAAACCTTACAAATTTATCTTCTAGAAACGCATCGTCACCAGAATATTCTGGATCATAATATGGATTATAATTAAAAACAAGCTCATCTCCAGTCGCTAATGTTATAAGAGTATCTACTTGAACGTTTGTTACGCCACTACTTCCAGTCACTGTAGCACCTGTGTCAACTATTGGACCTCCTGCTGTAGTTATTTTTCCTAATCTCATTCCAGCTTGTGGAAGATTATCTGTTCCACTCGATTGAAAATTAGGATAAAATGGTATATTTAAATTGCCTATAGAGAAACTAGTTCCTGTGGCTCCAGTAGTTACTGTAGCGGTTCCACCGCTTCCTATAAACTTAGAGACAACGTCTTTCATTGTCGTTTGGTACTGATCCGTTGGAGAGCCAGCGTCTGCAGCTTCTTGGCTAAACTCGTATAGCTTTATAGCTGAATAAGGATTATATTTAGCTACAGATATTTGATCTTCATTATAATAATAAGTAGAGTCATTAACAGCTCTACTCACGTTTATTTTTCTAGGTTGATTTCTATTATCTGTAAAAAATAATAAATTTTCTAATAAATTAACACCATATATTGGATTTAATTTAGAAAAATTTAAAAAAGCACCGCTAACTAAATCTTGAACAGTTCCATTACTAGCATTGTATCTTTTTATAAAATGATTAGAACCAGCGCCAGTTGGTATATAGTTAGAACCGTTGTTATCTGTTAAAAACACATATATGTGATTATTAACCTCATCTACAAAAAAACCTACAGCGCTTAAATTATCTACCGTAGGCTCAAACGAAGCTACAGAGATATTTCCTAGTACATTTTCCAAACTACCAACACCTTCACCTTCAGATTTACTTATCTGAGCATTAATAGCGTTTCTATATTCACCAGGTGGAACAAGTCTTGCATCCAAGTCCTTGTTCATCTTGGATCTTATAAAATTATTTTTAACTTCAGCCATTTAATTTTAATGTTTTATCCACTTAGACTTGCCTCTCATTACTTGAACAAATTCAGTAAGTTTTATGTTAGATAATCTTATTTTAGCGTTTCTAAGTTTGGCACTTCTTTCTTTTTTAAGACGATGCACTAAATACTCTGGAGAATTTATACTGGTCGCCATTATAGCGTGTAGTATGTGGGCGTAAAGAGCTTCTTCTGCTAGTTTAGGTATTTTAGTATCATCATCATAAGCTAAGCCATCTGAAAGATATTCAAATATAATTAACTTATCGACAAGATCGCTAGAAAAAGACATTTTACCTTCTCTTTCATTTATAGTAAAATAACCATTTACATTAGCATATTGTGGATCAGTTCCATAGAATTCACCTAAATTCCAATTACCGTTATATCCATATACATTACTAAAATAAGCCCAATCATCTAAATCAAAATCATTTGTTAAAAGATCTGTTCTAGCTTCAGCCCATCTTTCTCTAGTTATAGAAGTACCTTCAATGTTCTCTCCAAAGTTGTCTTGAGTTGGTACACCTCTATTATCTTGTATTGGTGTACTATATGGTATTGATGTTAGATTATTAGTTGGATTTATTGGTCTTTTAATACCATACTTATCAACCCACGATAATTTAACGTAGTTAACATAGTCTTGAGGTAGAATAACACTTAGATTAGCTGGTATTGTTAGTTCTTGCGATTTAATACTTTTTAAAGTATCATAACTAAATTCCTGTAAACCTCTTTTGGCGTGAAAAACAACATCAGTTCTTTTCACACTAGGTATTAACTTGCCAGGTCCAACATAAGCTATTAAAAAATTATTTACAACATCGCTTATTTTAAGATATTGATATTCACCATAATTATTTTCTACAGTATCACCAAGTGCTTCTTCAGCCGCTGTGCTAGCGTAATTACCACCATCTAAAGTTTTTAACTGTACTACTATGAAATCTAAATTAGCTGGGGCTGATCCAAATGTTATAACGTTTCTACTAACAGTATAAGAAGATGTGTATTCATTCCACGAACCTGGTAAACCAGTTGAGCTTGTGTATATTTTAAAATTATTTAAAGCATAGTTTATATCGCTAGGATCATAACTGCCAAAAACTAAATCTGTGTCAAAAGTAGTTGTAAAATCAGTTGTAGTTCCATCGCCTCTAAAGCCTTGCGCACCTTGGTAATATTGCTGATTTGTTTCTGTTATTGATGCCATTTATTAACTTTTTGAATTTATTTTTTCAGCTTGAACAGCTCCTGATGCTGCTTGAATTACCTGCGGATCATTAATAACAACACCAGCGTATGCTAAAATTCTTAATATAACTTCTGTTTGCTCTGTTGCCAATAATTCAAACTGAGTTGAATTTGTAGAACTATAAACATATTGACCTAAACTTCCAATGCTAAAACCCCAAGCAACATCAGCTGGTTTTCTAATATATGATATTTTTATATCAGAAGCGCTTGTGATAGATGTAGGGTAAACATAAACTCTAGTTTGACCAGTGTTAGAGCCTGAAACACCTTGTCTTGCTTGTTCATATAAATAAACAGGGAAAGTTTCAGTTGGTCTAGTTAATGAAGATAAGTTTACGTTTAAAAAATCATTTCTAGTTATTCTCTCTATTTCTTTTTCGTCTCTATATATGACAGTACCAATTCTGTGAAGATTAGATGGAGCTAAGAAATAATTTTCTGTATTTATTGAAGATATTGTTAGTGTAGCATCTGTGTTACCACCAGTTACAGTTACCGTATCACCTATAGAGTATCCAGATCCAATAGCGTTTATTACGGCTGAAGATATATTTCCACTACTATTTTCTAACAAAGTTATAGTGGCATCAACGTTTCCAGCGTTTATAGTTAAAATTTCAGAAGATAAATAACCACTACCTGGGTTTGCTATGTTGATACCAGTAATAACTCCACTATTAACAGACGTTATGTTGACAGTTAATCCAGATCCACTGCCACCTGTTACGGCTATATTTGAAGCCACTGAATACCCAGTGCCACCATTTGACAAGTTAAAGTCAGGTATACTTATAGATGTATTAACTGTTAACCCTGTCCCAAGCCCACCTGTTGTTGTAGCTACTCCACTTGAAGCAGAATAACCTGTACCTCCAGAAGATATCGATAAACCTGTCACAGCGCCAATAGGCACTAAAGTTGGAGTACCTATAGTTTTAAAAATAGAAATGCAATCATCAATATTTTTTTGACGATTAGCATATTCATTATCTGTTTGAGGCATGCGTAATTGCTGATTCATATCTTCAAAGTAACCTTCAAAGATTTCTAATTGTACCTGTGTTGCTAGCTTATTAAATTCATCAGGTGTTATATATCCACGCTGTTCTTTGTTAAGTATAGACAACACTGTATTATAAACAGTATTTACGTTTATTGCCATTTTTATATTTTTATTATAATACAATGGAAGACCGCTTTCGCGGTCCCCATCATATTAGTATCACATGTTATTTTAATCTTTTCTCTATAGATTTATAAACTTCTGTGCCTTCGTCAGTTTTAAAATATGCCGCCATTGCTGAATATGGATTTTCATCAAATGGAACATTCATTAATTTTCTACCTGTCGATGCCCAAGAAAAAGTTCTTTGATCTTGAGATAATTTAATAATCCCGTTTTCAGCAGCTACAATTGCTACGTTTCTTAAATGTACATTTTCGTCATTTGCTAACTGTAGAAATAAAATTGGATTTTTCTTAGCAAAAAGCATTAAATCTCTTTTTATTTCTCTAGAACTCATTTTAGAAACTTTAGAACCTAACTCAACTCTCATAATGGCTTCAGCCATATCAATGCTGATTTCTCTAGCTAAATTAAGAGCATCTATTTCTGTTTCTATAGATTCTAAATCATTACTAGCATTTTGAACTGGATTATATTCATAATACTTTACGTTTAAAAGAGGGTGGTAAATAGATAAAAGTTTTTGTAGTGCAACTTTTTCTTTTGGAACACTTAGCACTCCGTCTTTAAACATTATATGTCCTAATGTAACTTCTCCTTTTTGATCTTTAACTAATGGAGAATTTTGATTAGTAGCATATCTTATTTCTAGTTGCTCTCCTTTTTCTTTGTCAAACCATAATAAAGGAAATCTTCTAGTATGTTTTGATGGGATTGTTAAACTTAAAGGTTTGTGACCTTTCAAAAAATAAACCCTATCTTTTATTTCCCATTCAGGTTTTTTTATCTCTTTTTGAATTTGTGTAATTTCTACACTAGTTTCTATTTCTTGAGGCGCAACCTCAAAACTTTCTTCTGCTTTAGCTTTTTTAGCCATAATATGATAAAATTAAATAATTAATAAAAATAAGAATTACCCCTGAGGTTTAATCAGGGGTAAATCCTGTATTGTGATTAAGCAGTTGCAGCAGCAGTAAACAACACAAAGTTGTTAGCTCCTTGCACAACCAAACATCTTTCAGAAAGGAAGTGTACTTCCATTGCATCAAGATCAGAAGTGTAAGCACCTCCAGCAGAACCAGTCACCCAGTTTTTCATTCTACGATCATCAGCTTGAGAAGCTCTGTATCGAGTATGCAAGAAAGGACGACGAATATTAGTTCCTAAAATTTGGTCGTAAACAGTTGACGTACCGGCTGGAACAAGAACACCTTCAATACCTGGCGTAGTTAAACCACCTCGAGTAGAAGCATCGTTCAAGTATTTCCAATCAGTTTTATAAAAATCATAAGATCCTCTACGGAAACCGCTAAATCCAAGATTTAAAGCCATTTCTTCAGAGTTTTCAAACAAACCGTATGCAGAACCAGCACCAGAGTTTCCTCCGTTTAATCCAGCAAGCATGTCATCAAAATCTAAAGAAGTTTGTCTACCTAAGAAAAGCATGTTTTCTTCAATAGCTCCTTGAGTATCTAAGTTTTTAAGGATATTATCGAAAGCAGCTAAAGAGTCTGCTGATGTATTTCCAGCAAATCCTAAAACTTCGTTACCTCTTTCTTTGATAGCAGCAAAAAGACCTTGAGTACCTTCAACAGAAGCAGGAGCTCCAGTTGCAGTGTATAATTCACCCTCAACAACAGCCATTTCTAAATAATCTTCAAAACGCAAACGAGTTTCAGATTCTGCTTTTAAATACCAAAGGTATCCAGAAGTCCCGTCTTCGGTAGCAACTTCAACCCATCCAATTTGTGCCATATCAGATCCATCTACAGAGTATTTGTTTCTAATAATAATAGGCTTGTTATTGTATTGAGTAAATTGAGGAGTTACAGAAACAGCATCTGGAGTAGTACTTCCTTTTCCATATTCAGAACCGTATACAAATATTTTCAAATCTGTAACGTCTGTCCAGTCGATATCACTAGTTAAATCATCTTGAGTATAAGGAAATACAGTTAAAACACCTGTTGCAATAACTGATGCGGAAACAAATAATTTTAACTCTTCTCCAGTAGATGGATTAATAGCAACTAAAGTGTCATTAGGACTAATAACATTTTGAATTGTACTTCCATTGACTGGAATAGTAAGTTCATTTGCACCAGTAACTGAAACGTTGTCGTAAGAAATGTGTAAACGGTTTTGCTCTGACCATACAACTTGATCTGAAGTCATAGGCATTTCAGCTCCTACCATTCTTAAAAATCCAGATAACGTACGGTTTCCGTAACGCTCTACTTCAGCTTCGTAGATTTCTGGTAAATACTGCTGAGCAAAATCATTAGTTCCATCTGTAAAACTAAGATAGTTGTCTCCTGTAGCTTGTTGTTTTTGGCTAGGAGTAATTCCTCCAAAAAATGGAGTTGGGCTATAAGTAATTGCCATAATTTTTTAATTTTTAGTTTTTAAATTTTTTAATTCTTAGTTTTGTAGAATCTGCACCGCTGATAGCTCTAACTTTAAAGCCATTTATAAACACATCGCCATTATTAGAAGGCCTTGCTTTAGCATCACTCAAGTTTTTTGAACTATCAACAACTTGTTTTACTGCGTCGGCTTTACCTTGCTCATAGAAATGTGCTGCAATACGATCTACGTTTTCAGCAGCATACATTGCTTTGTGATAACCAGAATAATCTTTAACAGTGCCATTAGAATCTAGGAACTTCCCGATTAGGTTGTTAATATTAGACTGTTTTTCAGCAACCGTATTAGCATTTTGAATTTTATACCTATATTTCTTATCACCAACATTAATATCGAAACCTTCGAAATTTTCAGTGAAAAGCTTTTTAGTATTATTTTCAAAAACTTTTCGGTTTTGTTCAGCTTGCTCTTGCTGCTTATTATATCGATTGAAAAAGTCTATAGCTTTTTGAGCTTCTGGATTTACATTTGATCTCAACTTGATTTCATCGTAATATTTTTCCTTTGTCTCGTTTAAAAAGCGTTTAGCTTTTGCAACTTCTTCTTTAAATGCAAGTTTTTTCTTGCGTATATCTTTTTCTTCATCTAAATCTTCATCATAATCAAAATCTTCTAATAAAAGTTCTAGATCTGAATTATCAAGATATGGTTTTTCTTTTTTATAATACTCTTTTAATAAAGTTTTATCATCTACATTAGAATAATCTGCATTAAGTCTAACATAGTCTTCTACAGTTCCACCTGTTTCTTCCATAAAAGAAACTAACTTTTCGATGTTTTCTGGTAATTGTTTACCTAAAACTTTTTCATCTCTAACTGCTTCTTTTAATTCTTTTTCAGTCTCAATAACCTCTTGAATAACCTCTTCAATAACTTGTATTGGGGTTTCTACTGTTTCTTCGGTGGACCGTACTTCTTCAACCACTCTCTCGCCGTTGCTACTGTCTTTGGGTTCTTCGACAACAACATTGCTATCATTTGTCTTTTGTGTTTGAATGGCATTTTCTTCGTTTTCTTTAGGTATAGTAACTTTTGTTACATCAGAAGTAACTTCGCTTTGAGTTACTGGTTTTTTAATTTCAACCTTAGTAACTTCATTTTCTTTAATTAGTTTTCTTGGTGTAGTTTTCTTTTTGTTTTTTAAAGTAAATTCACCTTCTTGTTTTTCTTGTGTTGACATAATATAATATAATTTAAAAAATTGCTATAGCATTACATAAATGCTCCTAAACCTTGATCTGGTTCGTTTTCAAAGTCTATAGGTAAGCCATCATTTTTTCTCTGACTTATCATTTCACTTTGTTGTGTTGCTTGTATTTTCGTTCTTTTGTCTTTTCTATCTTCTTTAAAAGCTTCTTTTTGATTTACCACTTGCATTTCAATTTGCTTTAACTGCATATCGTATTGAAACTGCTGCTGCATCTCCATCTGTCTTATTTGAGCAGCTTGTTGCATTTTTTGAAGTTCCATTTCTTGCTTAGCTTTTTCAATACTAACTTTTGTAGATGCTATAGCTTCTTGCTTTTGTACTTCAGCCATAGCTGTTCTTTCTGCTGTAGATGCTTGAGCATCTGCTTGTGCCGCTATATTAGCTTGTTGAGCTTTTTGATCACGTTCTATTTTAACCTTACGTTTTATTTTTAGCATTTGATTAGCTAATTTAAGGTTTTTAATTTGACGTATATCAATAGCATCTTCTAAATCAATACCTCCAGTTTGTAAGGCAACTTGAATGTTTTGTTCTAATTGAACTTTTTCCTCTTCATCTGGTTCTAATTCTAAGAAAATACCAAAATCATGAAGATTTAAATCTATAACTTCATCTAACGACTTTACGTTGTAATTTGATATAGAGTTTTGTAACGATGCTCTAGTTAATGGAAAACGCAATGCATCACCTATTTTAAGTGAAACGTTTTCAGCTAGTTTAAGAGTTAAAAACAAACTAGACTGAACAATATGTCTAGTCGCTACGTTTGATGCGTTAGCAGCTAGTTTCTGTAATCCTACGAGAGTAGATTTATCAGGCGTACTACCATCTCTAGCTTCATTTAATCCTGTTACGTCACGTATCATTTGTAAATAATATTGATACGTTTGTATTAAACTCTGTATTTTACCATATCCATTAGAACTGTTAAGTTCTTGAATAGGTACTTTTCCGTGATTTAATTCACCATCTTGAGTTAATGATCTACCTACAATACTACCAGTCTGGAAATACATATTAAGCGCTTCAGCTGGATTGTAATTAGTACCATTACCAAGATCAACTTCAGCTAAACCGTCCATATCAAGATAAACGCCGTCTGGCACCATTCTTGATAACACTTGTTGAAGTTTTAAATGCGTTATTTGAATCATATCAGCAAAACTAATACATTTACTAACAATAGACTCTATTCTACCTTTGTACATTCTTGGAGCGCAAATAGCATAATTCATAGCAACCTTAGTAGTGTCAGCGTAAGGTCTTGACATATTTTCTGCTAACTCCCATTTTAATAACGTGTCTGTACCTAAAACTAAAGCTCCATTATAAAGAACTTCTATTGTTCTAGAAACTCTTTCGAACATATCTGTTTCAGGTGGATTAAACGTGTCTGGCTTTTCAATAGCCTTCATTAATCCTTGGTCTGTTTGTTTTATTTTAAAAACTTGATTATGGTAGGTTTTATAGTCAAAATACAAAACTTGAACCGTATTTTCATCATAATCACCCCAGCCGGTTATATACTGTCTATTACCAGGCATGTTTTGAATACGCTCAAGTTCTTTATCTGAAATATTAGGAAATTCTTTTTTAAGTTCAGGTATTGTTATAGCTTTTATTTCACCTACGTAATATATATCTTCAAAGTTAGGATCTTCTGTATACGAATAAACCATATAAGCAGGATCAACATAATCAACCTTAACGCCTTCAGCTATGTTAAAACTAGTTTTAGCAGCTGCAATGCCTAACACAGTTAAATCCATGTTAAGTCTTCTGCGTATTAAATTATATTTGTTTTGAGCAAATACAGTTGATATAGTTTCCTCTTCCGCAATTTCTATAGACTGTTTATAGCTTAATTGCATTTTAAGCTCTAACTCTTCTTTAGATTCTGGCACAATATTAGGATCTGGTGATTGATATAAGTCGATGCCTAATACAGCTTTAACTTCTTCAATATATTCTTTAGCTACCATATCTTCGTAAAGTCTAGAAGCGTATTGTGTTCTTTTCTTTACAGATTGAGGATCTTGAGCATAAGCTTTTATATCATATGTCTTTTGAGATATACCGTTTACAACGATATCTACAAACTTAGATAAAATTGGAACTGGTTTCCAGTCTAAATTCAAATAAGATAAATCACCGTTTATAGATAATTCATCTTTATATTTTTGTATTGATTGCTCTCCTCGAGCATACAATCTTAAATTGTGAAAGTTTTTCCAATTAGTTAAATATCTATTACCATTTGTTCTACTTTGTCTAAACCACTCATATTCTATGGCTTGAGCAACTTGCTTGCCATATTCAAAAGTGTCTTTTTCTTCGTTACTTACAACTTGACTAGGAAAAGAACTGTTATTGTTAGTGTAAACGTTCATTTAACTTATAATTTTTGATGTATATCCCCTGTTATCATATCTTTTTATTCCTAGATCTACAGGTTCCGTTTTTCTTTTATTTACTGGTGTATATCTGTGTTTATTGCAAGCCATTAAAGCTAAACCAGAGCTAATAGACGCATCATGTGATGTTCTATTGTTAATATCAAATTTAGCCCAATCTTCTAATGTTCTTTGAAAATACATATCACCATACCCAGTTTCTTTTAATCCTACAAAATTTTCTATATAAGACTCTATAGCCGCGGCGTGAGCTTGTTTTATATCTTCACTAGAGTTTGGTATTCCACCTATTTCTCTTTCTGTTATAGATAGTTTATTTCTAGCTCTATCAGGTCTATTCATTGAAAAACCCCTGTAACCACGCTTTTTAAAATAATATAATAATCTAGGTTTATTATTTTCAGCTAATATTGGCATACCATAAAAAATACAAGCCATCAAAACATCTTCAAAAAATATTTCAGCAGTTTGTGGTCTAGCTATATATTCTAAGAAAAAATGATTAGGTGGCACATCTTCCATTGAAAACTTAGTTAAACCGTGTAAAGATCCATTTGATCCTCTTTTATCTACAGTCCCTGATATGTCATATGGATCACATCCAAAAGCACCTAAATGCTCATTACCTGGATAATAAACACCACTTTTATTAATTCTTTTATTTTGCAAATGAAAAGGCGGTATCCAACTTACTAAAAATCTACCATTGTTATTTGGTGTAAAAATAACTCTAGTATCTTGTTGTCCATTTTCCCATTGAAAACTACCACGCGTAACATTTATAGAATTACGCATATCTTCATTGAAATCAATTTGCTCGTATATTTTAGTTAGATTAAACAAAGATTCTTTTGTTTCATCTCTAAAAGCATGCTTTTCAGTTCTTGGAAATTGTCTGTAAAATTCATTTAAAGCATCTTGATCTTGCTTTAATCCTTCTACTTCGTTCTCCCAGTATTCTATTACACCTATTTTTATTTTTTCACCTTGTGGACCTTCAATTGGTTTGTCTGGAGTGTCGAATACAGGTATGCCATAAGCGTCAATGTATCCCTCGTAGTTCCATTCCATAGGTATGAACAAAGAATATAATCCTGAGCGAGTCTGTCCATTGGCGTTTCTTTTCGTAACATCTGAATCATCATAAAGTTTTTTAAAGTTTTTACCTCCTTTATCGTGAGCATTAGATGTTGAACCCATCATACACTTGCCTATAATCTTACTACCTAATCGTAAACAAGTTCTAGTTACTCGCCAGTTATTTAATATATTATTTGGCTTTTCCCACTTGCCACTTTCGTCGTGTACTAGCAGTTTTAATTTTTCACCGTCATAACTATTGTCTCCAGTGTTTTTCCAGTCGATGGTAGTATCGAGTCCCGATATTTCTTGTAGCTTTTCATTTGTTTCCAGCTTTCGTCTCGTATACTTTGTAGCAGGTACACGATATGCAAGCTCTGTTTTCGGCCTGTCCATACCGTCTTGAATTGGCTTAAAGAAAAAAGGGTAGTTGACTGATATTGGTACAACTTTGTCGGTAAACATTTTTTTAGCGTCAGGTCCTGATTTTGACAATATACCGAATCTAGAATCTGTTGATATCGTTGCTTGGTTAACTGTCTCTCCAGAAGCCATAAATGAAAATCCACTACGTCTGTTTTTAAGATAGCACATTCCGTAGCATCTATCGTCTGCTTTGCAAGCTTCCCAGAATATAAAGAATAATCTATTTGCTTCTCTATAGTCTGGTTTCCCAACGTCAATTTTGCTCCACTGCAGGTACATGTAATGAGTACCAGTAATATAAGTAGCTTTATCTTTATTATAAAACCAAAAACCTTCTTCACGTCTGTTAAATTCTTCGTCAATATAATCATACCATTTTTCTTTGAAGTCTAATGGATATTCTTCCCAATCAAAAACAGACTTTATTTTTTCTAATTCTTTTGGATAATCTATATGACACCATTTATTACCTTTAAACTTATGTACTTTATTTTCTTTAGGTAAAGCTATTTTAAGGTTTTGTATTTCATATATTTCACCGATTTCACCAGTTCTGCTTATAACAATAATATCATAATCTTCGTTATAACCATATTTCCACTTTTTAGTTTTATTGTTTTTATCTAAAGTATGTGGTTGTATGTGATCTTCTAATACCTTGTATAAAGTTTGCTCGTACATTACTTAGACCTTCCTTCAGCAAAACCTTTGAAAGTTTTTTCTTCTTTAACTTCTTTAGGTTTATCATTCAACAAATCTTGCTCGTGCTCTATTCTTGTAAGTATCTCAAACGCGTCAAATATTGCAAGTTTTTTAGTTGCAGCAGCATTTTTTAAACGATCAGCAGATATATCATCTTCAGAATCTATTATAGGCTCTTTTGCAACCTTTATTAATTCATCAACTGCTTTGCGTCCAGCTTGGATTATATTTTTCTTCGTTTCCTTTACGTTCATACTTAATTACAATATCATTAGATTTCATACAATAAAGACGCTCTCCGTCTATTAAAAACTCCCATTCACTGTTAGGTGTAAATCCTACAAGATCTCCAGGAGTTATTTTAAAAGCCTCTAATGAACTATTTCCGTATTTTAGTATACCAACAAGGCTTTTTTCTTTATCTAGCGTTAAATCGCTATCATTTTTAATTGGTTGAACAAAACATCTATCGTTGATAGTATGCCAACCAGTTTCATTTTTATATAAATATATTTGGTCTAAAGAGCAAAGATGATGATTATCTCTTAAAAATGATCTACTTTTTTTCTTTTCACCTCGTATATCATAAAAAGTTCTAAATACATTTTGATGTATTACAACTTTATCGCCTGGTTTTATATCCATTGAAAACTCAGATGGTGTTTGTACAACCTCAGCTAGTCTATTAACAAATTTCCAATTTTCAATCTTGGTATTGACTATAAGATCTTTGTCACCGACTTTTACTATATTTTTATATTTTTCACCAACTGGCTTTACAATAAAATCATATAATGAGTTCATTAGTATTCTAAATCATATTCAACAGCCACAGCCATATTCTTATTAAACTTTTTCCAAGGTAAAACCTCGTCATTTTTTTTAATGTAAATGCTGTACGATGAATCTTTCTCTTGAAATAAAATATAAGCTATTTCGTGACCACCGTAAACCTGCTGACCAACAGAATAATGCATGGCATCATTTTTGTAATCAGAACCAATACTTATTTTTCTAATTACCGTCTCCATCTTTTTGTATTTCTGTGTATTCACCGGTTTTAAGGTCTACAGAAATAGCTCCATACTCTTTTTCTAATTTAGCCTTAAACTCTTCTATATCTTTGTTTACTCCAGCAACATCGTGTAAAAGACTATGCTTTTGTGTTTCTAAAACTCCAATATTAGAAATAATTTCATTAAGTTTTGTTTGCAACCCAACGATTTCGTCAAGTTGCTCTTGTTTAATCTTTGCCATTTAATTTAATTTAATTTATTTTATTTATTTTTTCTTAAAAATATTTGTTGCTTTTTCGGTTGTTCTACCTCCAAAATAAGCTAAAACTACAGCCATCATAACACTTTCAAACGTGTCATTCCATAAAGCGTTTATTTGAAAAGGCAAACTGTCTATACTATCTAATAAACCTGCTATACTAAAAACAACAATACACCACACTAATACTAACGGTCGAACATTTTTACTCAGCCAAGAATCAGAAATAGAATCCGCTTGCCATCTAAGGGTCACAGCTTCCATTTCTTTATTTTGTTGGTCAAATATTAATTGCTGTAATTTTATTTTATCTTCGTTGGATATATCAGCCTTTGTTATTTCAGCTATAGCTTCTTGTGGTGAAACAACACCTTCTAAAACGCCTCCTAAAGCTGGGTTTATAACTTTTGCAGCACCAAGCAGTAGTTTGCCTACTGTTGTCTCTTTGAAAGGCTTTTTAGGCATATTAGTATTATTACTTGTTTTTTAATTAGTTACCAGATTTAATATCTCTCCACTCAGAGACTTCTGTTTTAGCTGTTGGATCTAAAGAATATCCAGCTTGGTTTAAATATATATTAAAGTCCTTTTTTATAGCTTCTTGTATTGATCTATTACCTTTATTCTGTTCAAAAGCTCTCCTGTATATATTTTGTATATTTTCCATTGGCATTTCTTCTGGCATATCAGGACTTAGTGTTAATCCAAAAAATTTACCAGGTTTAAAAGAACCAGGTGTTTTCCTTAAATTAACATCTCTTTCTTGGATAATTGTTTTTGGAGCTTTAGATTCTAAATATTTTTTATGTTCTTCTGGATTTTCTTGCCAATATTTTCTACCTTCTCTTGGGTCAACACCTACTTGTTCGAAAGTTAGTCTTTTTTCACCTGGTATAGTCATCTCTCTTCTAGTTGGTATATTTTGACCATCTATTTGTTGAAATTTTGTTTCTACAAATTCTTGTTCTTGTCTAAATGGACTAGATGGATTTAATGGCGACTTAGCGCTAAATTTTTTTTGAAATGGTGAACTCATTATTTTTTATTTTTAATCGGTGTTTCTATTACATATTTAGCGCCTGGAAAATAATAATCATAACCAGGGTACATTACTTTTGTATAACCTCTATCGTCTGTACCTAGAACTTTAAAATCAACTCCTTTCATTGTTATATGACCTCCTTTAATTATATTTTGAGGCTTATTAACATCGGGGCTATTTCTTAAGTATCCTTTTTTAGATATTTTCATTACGCTCTTTTGTAAGCCTCAGCTTCCCAAGGCAAGTTTTTAGCACCTTCTTTCATTTGTGCTCTTGAATATTTTTTACCTTTCCAGTAAACAAAATTGTCGTCGTAATTTAAATCACCACGTTTCATTTGTTCAAGATGTATTTTTTCGTGAGCAACGACTTGCTTTACTTGATCTGGATGTAAATCTTTACTTATTAATATAGATCCATTGTTATTAGCTTTACCCATAACACCATGCTCCATGTCTACCTTGTATATAGGTGTGTTGTCCATAGAATATGGTGGATTGGTTAATTTAAAAGCCATATCTTTCGTCTTTACTTTCTTTTCCAGCTTCAAAACCTAAATCTGTATCAATATTACCAAAACTTTTAAAAGCTTTTGACCATTGTTTATCTTTTTCTTTTTGTTCTTTTTTTCTTTGCTGCTCTTTAAATCCAGCCATTATTTGACCTTGAAGATTTGAAAAAGCTTGACTCATCATTGGTATTTGAGTCAAAAGATCTTCGCTACCTCCAGCTCCAGAAGCATAAGCACCTTTCAATGGAGAATTATCACCTGATTCTTTTTTTTTAGCAAGTTCTTCAGCAAGTTGCTTTTGAAGCTTTAATTTTAACTCGTAATCTGGAGCTCCAGTTTCTGCGCTTTCTTCTTTTTCTATCTTTGCGTATTTTTTAGCAAGAGCTTCGTATTGTTCATCGGAAAAAGGTCTTTTACCCATAAACTTTTGTGCAAATGGAGAACTCATATTATTTAAATGCTTTAGCTCGTGAAGTAATTGGGGTACCGTGTCCGCACTCAAATGGTGCTTTTAAAACTTCTAGTCCGTTTTTACCAGAACTAGATCCTTTTCCTTTTGGAAAATCAGTTAAATCAATAGGACCGTCCCAAACGGCGTTTTCACCTACTTGACCGTGTTTAAGTGGTTGTTTTTGTAGTTTCATATTTTTATTTTTTATAACCTTCTATTCTTGCTTTAATAACATCTGCTTGAGTTATTTTACCGTCTCCAGTTTGATCTTTAAACATAGCTGGAGCATTTACAGCATCTTGTCTCATTTGTAAAGGACCAAATATGCCTTGAGCTACTGCTTGAGTTTGTGGCGAAAATGGATTAACCAAACTAGATCCAGCTGGAGTAACATTAGTCATTGGTTGAACCATCGGTTGAGACATTTGTGGAGCTACTGGCTGTTGAGCCATTGCTTGATTCATAGGATCTACGATACCAATTTGTTTCATTGGTGAATCGCTGTAGTGATTTGGAGAACCACATTTACAAAGAGGTGATCCACATTTTGAGCATTTTGCCATAATTATCTGTATTTGTCTTTATTGACGTTATATATTGCTTTTGTTAAAACTTTATCAGTATATGTATTACCGCGTATTATACTATTAGAATCAGAAGTTGGTATATCTTCAACACCTAACATCATTCGATAAATTCTTTTTATCAACTGCTTGCATTTAATAGATGTTTTATATATATGGTATTTTTGAGTTGTTCTATTTCTATGTCTCCAAACAACTATCCAACCTTCTTTTAATAATCTATTCCATCTACGATTGTCCCAACTATAAGAATAAGCACCATCTTCAAAATCTCGTTTCTTAAACATATCCATGCAGTCTAAATAAATTAATAATTCAAGATCTGCATCGTTTAAATCATTATTCCTACAAGCCCATTTTCTTATGATTCTGTAGTGCTTCATAAGGTTGAGGTCTTTTATATCATCTGCCTCTAACCTTCTCATAATACAACTACAACGTCTTGAACTTTAATAACGTGATAAGTTTCTTTTTCAACTTCTATTTTATGACCAGCGTGTCTATCGTATAGTATTTTGCTACCTTCTTTCAAACTGTTTATTTCATCTCCAGCTGATACAACTGTAGCTTCTACATATCTAATATCGTCTCTGTGTGTTTCTGCCAAAAGAAGACCACCTTTTGTTTTGGTGGTACCTTCTTTGGTCTTTTTTATAATTATATTTCTACCTATTGCCTTCATTAATTCTTAAATTATTAATTACACAATCTGTAGATAAAATTGTAGTAGCTACTGAAGCTGCGTTTTGAAGAGCGCTCTTGGTGACTAGCAAAGGATCTATAATACCTGACTTAGTCATATTTACCATTTTTCCTGTAACCACGTTGTAGCCTTGTCCTTTTCTATCCGGTGTTTTAACATCGTTAACTCCGGCGTTTTCTAGTATTGTTTTATAAGGTGCTTTAATAGCTTCTAATAAAACTGTTTCACCTATTGACGAGGCTTTTAAATTTGTTGCGGCATTTAATAGAGCAATACCACCACCAGGAACAATCCCTTCTTTAATAGCAGCTTTAGTAGCACAGATAGCATCTTCAACTCTATCTGTTTTTTCTTTTAATTCTATTTCTGAATTAGCACCTACTTTTACTATAGCTATCTTAGCTGATAGCATTGCTAATCTTTTTTCTAATTTAACAAGTTTGTTAGGGTTTTTTTCTTCTAATAAACTTTGTTTTAAATCATTTATAACACTTAAAACTTCTTCTGAAGGTTCAGGAACTTGCAGTACCGTGTCTTCGTGTGAAGTTACACTTTTTATGCAAGTACCTAAGTGTTCTGGCTTTATCATATCCATATCATCTCCAAGATCTTCGTTTATGATAGTAGCACCAGTTAGTAAAGAAAGGTCTTGAAGCATCTGTTGTTTATTAATTCCATAAGTTGGAGCATCAATAACATTTACTTTAATAGCACCTTTCATTTTATTCATTGCCAGAGCGGACAAAACACCTTGTTCCAAATCGCCTATAATAAGCAAAGGTTTATTGTTTTTTATTACGTACTCTAGCACTGATTGTATTTGTCTAATAGTATCTACCGGTGATTCCAATAATAAAACCAGCGGTTTATCCAATTCAGCAGTCTTAGCCGCTTTATTAGTTATAAAATGTGAGTTTTTAAGACCTTTTTCGTATTGAACACCATCAACAACTTCGACGTATGTTTTACCGTCTGAAGATGTTTCCATCATTACAACGCCTGTATTATCAACTGATCTAAAAGCATCTGCTATAACACTACCAAGTTCAGAATCGTTGTTTGTAGATATAGTGGCAATTTGATCTATCATTTTACCTTTAACATCTACAGAAATAAGTTTTAAAAACTTAACTACATTTTTGACAGCTTTATTAATACCGTCTTTTAATTCTCTTGAGTTTGTTTTATCAGCTACTTTATAAGCTTCATTTAATATAGCGTGAGCTAAAACCGTAGCTGTTGTTGTGCCATCGCCCGCTTCTTTAACTGTTTTTCTAGCAGCTTCTTTTAAAAGCGTAGCACCCATATTTTCAACTGGATCTAGCAAGATTATTGAATCTGCTACAGTAACACCATCTTTTGTAATAATTGGTTTTCCAGTATGATCTTCTAACATTACACATCGGCCGCTAGCTCCTAAAGTGGAGCTAACAGCTTTTGTGAGTTTTTCTATTCCTTTAAATACTTGATCTCTGGCTTCATCACCAAAGTTTAAGTTCTTGACAATTGCGTCTGACATATTTGATTTAATTTAATTTTATTTAAAAATGCTTATAATCCCTAATATTGCTAAACTATAAGCTAGTATGGTTGTTAATATCCCTACAACACCTATAGTTATAGCAATACTTGGTTTTAGTTTTTTCATTTAAAGGTTTTTACTACTTTCGGTCCGTTTATAAATTCAACTTTCCTTTGATAGTGTTCGATTGTTTTGTCAATCGAAGTTTCAGCGGCTTCTAATGTTTCTCTACGCGTAACATCAATCCATTGATCTTCTTTTTTTAGATCTTGGTATTCTGTTTGGTAGTAACCGTTTGGCAGCTGAACTATTCTCCAGTTTGCTTTATCAGCTATATGCTTCCAAAGCTTTAAACGATTTTCATCTGGTTGTGATTGACTAGACCACGTATTAGTCTGATAAAAAAATGTCATTGGTTTTGGTTTTAAGTTATTAATTGGTTTGCGCTTTACCCGTGCCGGTTATGTTTTATATCATCACTTGTAAAAAGTGTTTTTTACTTATTATTGTATTGTCACAGTTACAGAAGTTGGGTTTTGTTTCTCAGCAATTTGAGAAGCAATACTATCTTCAATATTTTTAACTTGATCTGTTCCCATTGCGTCTTTTGTCCAACCAACAATTATTTCATTAGTTAAATCTTCGAATGGTATAAATGGTTTTGAAGAATCTAATTCAACTTTTTGAGTGCCTATATTTGTAGCTGAATAATGATTTAGATTAGAATCTAGTTTGTCCGATACGCCCGTTGCTATCCAATGTACATTATATACTACATTAGTTTCACCTTCTGCTTGAGGGTGTATATCTACTGTTTTACAATCCCAATTATATGTTATCATTTTTGCTTGTTTTGAATTATTTCATTATAGCTGTAAAGCTATCTATTTGTTTTCCATCTTTAGGATCCATAACACTAAAAGTTATATTACCTTCGCATACTTGTATGCTACCTAATACCCCGTATTCTTCGCCTTTACAGTTTAAGATAGGTATTGTTGCATTACTTCCGTCAGATCCATTTTTACCATCATTTCCAGCTGGTCCTTGTGGTCCAGTCGCTCCTTGCGGACCTTGAGGTCCAGGCGTCAATGATACTTCTTCAAGTTCTTTTTCAAGTTCAGCTACACGCTTAACTAATAAGTCAATATAGTTAACACCTTTAATGCCATCAGGTCCAGTGTGAACTAGCTCAGGGTAATCATTTTCTATATCTTCAGCTATTACACCATAACGCTTTCTAGATAAACCATCAATAGAGCTTTTGTATGTATACTCTTTAAACGGTATTGATGTAGCTTTTCTTTTATCAATATCATTTATATTTTCTTTTTGATCTCTTTGAGATGTTTGTATTAAACTTAAACATCTTAAATCACCTGTAAATCTACCCGTTCCATTAACGTCAAGTTTATAAGCTGGGTTAGTCTGCCCAATACCGACGTCGCCTGTAGATGTTATGCGCATTCTTTCATTTGATGCTGCATTAAAAAAACTACCTCCAGTTGGCTGAGCGTGAAATGATATAAACGCTGAATCTATAGCGCCATCGCAAGATGCTTTTATATGAGCTAAATGGTCATTGTTTCTATTCCAAGAATATAGACCTATATCAGAAGAAGCTCCAGCGTCTGTATGGTCTAATATAATTTCACCATTGCCAGTGCTTGATATGTCTAAAACTCTTGTACTTCCTAATTGAGAAGTAGGACTAGTTGTCCCGATACCAACGTTGCCGTTACTTCCATTGATAGTAACTCTATAACCTCCATTAGTTTCAAAATAGTAGCCTAAAGGTGCCTTTAAGTACATTCTAGTATCACTATTTCCTCGGATGTTTGTATTGCCGTTATCCCATTGAAGTCTTTCATTGAAATCTAACCTTATATCTCCACCGGAAACGTCAAGAGTTGCAGCCGGACTAGTAGTGCCAACCCCTACTCTATTATTAGTATAATCTACATTTAACGTACTGTCATTAAACCAAACACCTGTTGTGTCGTCCCATACTAAAACATCACCATCTACTTGAGATGTTATTTTAGTATCGTGCAGGTCGTGAATACCTTCGTTTGCTTGCACTCTTATTTGTATCTTGCCATTAGTAGCAGCGTTTAAAACTATAGCAGCGGCTATTTTTACATTAGGTCCATCAGGCTCTGTTATTGTAAAATCACCAGCTGAATTAGGATCACACCATAGTATATCACCATCATTCCAAGTCTCACCGTTCTGACCAAGCGTGTTAAACTGATCTAATTGACCAAACGATATAACTCTAGCAAAACCGCCATTAGCTACAGTAGTTTCTAATACACCTAAAAAGTATTTAGATTCTATACTACCATCAGCAACCATTTCATCAATTAATATATGGCCAGAATTACCATCTGTGCCAACAGCCATTACGCCTTTACCTTTGTTTATGGTGGAACCTGTTTCGTTTTTTACTTCAAAGTAAACAAAATTTGATGCTGCACCTTCAATAGAGCTTAAATCTACGAAAGATAAGTTGCCTGCACCGTCTGTCTGAATTATTTGATCAGCATCTCCATCTGTACTAGGTAGAGTATACTGATCATTAATCGTTATGTTATTTAAAAAACGATTAGCCATAAATTATATTTTATTTTATCCTATTTTTTGAACTAATACTCTAATTGAGTTAGTTGGTGTTGTGGCAAATGTAATAGTTGCTTGAGTTGTTGATATACGGTCTACGTCAGCATAAACAGTTTCATATGTTACCGTATCATATAATTGAATTATTACATCTCTAGTAGCTAAACTATGTGTTATAGTAGCTGTATCTGTTATTGTAGCTGCATATGAGCTTACACTATTTATTTCACCAGCTAACTGAGAAAAATCTAATTTTTTATTGGCGCCAGCGCCATCATCATAGTAAGCTAAATAAGAATCTTCATTACCAGAAGAAGGTAAGCCTTGCGCTAGCGAGTCTATATCCAAACCAACTGTAGCTGTTCCACTAGAATATGTTACTGATAAACCGTCTAATGGAGAAGCTGTTGCTTCATTGACGTTACCAATACCAACTTGAACTAAACTAGCTAAATCAATATTATTTTGAACAGTTGTCCAATCAGCTAAAGCGCTTGGATCATCTATTTCAGCAATAAGTACATCACCTACTCTTAATTGCTCACCGAAGAAAGTGCCATCAGCTGTCACTGTGTATGTCCAACCTTTTTCAATACTGTTTGGTGAAGTCGTTAAGTCAGGTATGTTTAGGTTTGCATCATATCCACCTTGATACACTAAACCGCCTACTGTAGCTGCATCAACATAAGCTTTTACCGCTGCTGACGTAGGCAGTGTTGTGTCGTTGTCGTTGTTTTCAATACCCTCACTTTCTATTACTATCGCGCTAGCATTAAAATTAGCAACGTCTAAAACACCATTTGCTACTGTAGTTGTTATACTAGTTGTACCAGAACCTGTAACTTCTCCAGTTAATGTTATTGTTTCATTTCCTGTTAAGTATCTACCATCTAAACTTTGAGTTAAATCTGCAAGGGCTCCAGTTCTACCTAAAGTTAAAACACCTGTTCCAGTATTGAATGATATAGAGTCTACGTAGTTGTCGTTATCCGCAGGAAGTGTAGCCCAAGTATTGTCTCCTCGTAAATACGTTGAAGAACTTGGCGTCCCGGTAGCGCTTAAACTATATGTCAAAGATCCTGAAGTTGTAATTGGCCCACCTGACCCAGATATAAACGTTGAGTTTGAGGTCCCAACAGAAGTAACTGTACCAGTAAATTGATCTGCTGAGTTTATAGTAAATGTATTTGTACCCGTAGAATAAGAAACAGTAGTTGTTCCTGTTCCATTCCAGGTAACAGTATCTCCAGAGTTTATAGTTTCAGTATTCGTTCCATCACTCACGTCAAACGTGTATGTTCCAGGAATACTAGCTATTGTAGCCCAAACACCACTTTTAGCTAAATATCTTTCTCCTACACTAGCTGTACCGTCTATAGCTGATAAATCAACTGTTAGCGTAGGTCTCGCGTTGCTACCTACTAAAGTAAAATCTACATAAGTTCCGTTGGAGTATGTTGGATCTTTTATATCAACCCAATCACCTCCATCGTAATATTTAGCTGTTGCTGTACCTAACGTGCTATCAAAGTATATTTGACCTTGAGCTGCTGTTGGAGCTGACGACGTAACGTGAAGTTTAGCGTTAAGTAGTTGATTATCGTCTAAATTAATGTTATTTAAAAATGGTATTGCCATAATTAGTTCATATATGCTTTACCAGATTCAGCTCCGGCAAATGTTATTGTTAAATTGTTTGAATCTATATATGTTATATCAGCTTGACCAACTTGTCCAGAAGGTAAAGCTACTGTAACTGAAGGGAATTTACCTAAATTATGTGTTACGTTCCAAGTTATAGCCGGAACAGCTTGATTAAATGTATAATGCTTATCACTAGCTGAATCTAACACAAAATTAGCTATATCGTAATAATTTTGATCAACTAAAGAACCCGCGCCGCCGATATAGGACAATGCAAGTGTATAAAATCCATCTCCGTTGTCGGTATATGCGGTGATTTTATAGTGACCAAAAGAACTTATATTGTTTTGCTCTGATATAAGAACATCAGAACCTACAATGTAATTTACAAAATCAACTACATTTTGACCGCCAGCGTCAACTGAATGTACATTTAATGACGTGATAGCAGAAAATGCCGTACCATCTGCAACACCGTAGAACATACCGCTACCAGCTTCACTAGCATCAGCTTCAAACTTGTAGACCATCTGCTCAGATATAGATATCTTACCTTTAGTATTAAGATAATTAGCCACATCTATCGCAAGGAAGTTTTTTGTCTGTCTATTTGGGCTAGCTGTTCCTATCCAAGCGTCATTATCCTGTATTGTAGTATCTTTAGGATACGAACTTATTCTTGCCATTTATTAGCTGTATATTCTTAATTCTAAATATCCATTGTCTAAACCGTCCGTTGGTGTTGCATTACCGTCTAGTGACAAATTAACTAACCTTATTTCTAAAGGTGATACGCCTTTTAAATGTAGTGTTGTAGCTTCATTGGTACCTCCAGTTACTTGCACCCAAGTTTCAGATGTTGTTAAACTAGAGCTAGGTACACCATCATATACACCAGGGGCGCTTCTTGTCCATGTGAATGTTAAACTTGTATTATTCTCATGCTCTGTTATGACTGGATCATCAGTATCTGACTGTGTTAAGGCTATAACATATGATTTGTAATTTAGTGCTAATGCAGCTACAGAACCAGCGCTAAAACTCTTGGTTGAGTTCTCTTCTGTTGTATCATCTTTAACTTGTGTACCTATAAGTAGGTCAGAAGCCTTAGGTGTAGCTGTTGGATATGTGTTTATTATTGCCATGTTATTTTAATGTTGCTCTGTTAGTAGTTGGATCATATGAATAGTCACTAGCTGGGCGACCAGATTCTTTCGACGCTCTGTCAATAGCACGTTCTTCTGCCGTCATTTTGTTCCTCTGCATACCTTTAGCCGTAAGTTCACCAGATGGTGTTAAATCACCGCGCTTTTTAAGTAATGCTATAGCGAAACTCTTACTGCCAACTTGTGCTGAAAGGCGATCAATAAGGCTATTACGCCCCATATGTGCTTGTGTCTCCATATTTACTGTGTTCTATAGTTCTATATACTCACATATAAAGGTAAAAACTTACAAAATGTGACAATAGCCTATTACTTATTTAACTTATAAGGCTTATGTCACACTGTGAATTTAAAAATCGTTACTAATAGAGGATGTTGGGGTTGCCACTCCCTCTCGTATATTCATTTTTTTAGCAAAATCATTAAATTTTTACCAGCCCCGGCCATTTTTTACTGATTTTTTCATAAACTTTTAGCATTTTTGCTGATCATTTTTCAATCATTTTAGACTTTTTTAGATCATTACAAACAAATTTAAAGATCTATTGGATAATATCTATGTAAATACTTTGAAACAATAACTAAATTAAAATAAATAACAATAAATAAATTACAAACAAAATCTAATATCAATTGGATAATATAATAAACTAATAATAACTTAAATTAAATTACTATGCAAAATTCAAAATTAAATTCAAAAAGATTTGTCATCAGAAAATCATTAATAGGCAAAAATCAAATCATTGAAGTAACTTTCAAAAGTGGCAAGACTTTCACTTACAATCATGATAAAGTCTATGAAATTATGAAAGACAAATTGTCTACTATGAATTGCTTTGAAAAGTACAAGTCTTACACTTCAAGCACTTCAGTTCCAGTAGTGTTAAGAGACAAAGAAGTTATCTAGTCTCTTAATACT